CATCGGTGGATAGTTCAAATACTGCTGTAGTTGGTATTGGAACTACATTCTTAGATAATATTTACTATATCAACCAATTGAGCCGTTCTGGTGATTTTGTTGGTATCGTTACTTGCAATATAGACTCTGGAACTGATATAACAGGACTTTCCACTGATGGAGATTATGTTGGTGAATTTTCTTGGGGATTATTTACTACAATTACCAGATCTTCTGCTCCAATTTCTATTGGGGTTTCCGGAAAAACTGTTGATGTTGGATTGTCAACTTTCCCAACAATTCAGAGAAGAGGTGAAGGTATTAGATTGACAGGAGCACTTCCCGACACAAAAGATAATTAACCCATATAAATATTTAAAAAAATTGTGTAATATGTCTGCTATAGTAACAGATCAATTTAGAATTGCTAATGCTAATAATTTTGTAGAGTCTGTCTTAAGTGCCGACAATAATTATTATGTATTTTTAGGACTTTCAAATCCCGGAACAACATCCACTCCTGTAGGATTTGGCAGAACTTCGTCATGGGGAAATATCCCATCAAACCCTCCAAGTCCAATTGATAATCAACAGTATTTGAGTCATTATAGAAATACCGCATTATTTGGAAAAAAATTAAATAGTTCAAATATTAGAAGAGTTGTAAAAAAAGTTAATTGGGTTTCAAATAATAGATATGAAATGTATCGTCATGATTATAGTGTTTCAAATTTAGCACCCATTTCACAAAGTGCAAGACTTTATGATAGTAATTATTATATTGTCAATAGTGACTTTAAAGTTTATATATGCATCTATAATGGATCTCATGGTGATATTGGAGGAGCATCAAAGTTAAATGGAAATACATCTCAGGACGAACCAACATTTACAGATTTAGAAGTATCTTCTGCAGGAACAAGTGGAGATGGATATCTTTGGAAGTATTTGTTTACTATATCACCATCCGATATTATCAAATTTGATTCCACAGAATATATTGTTCTTCCGAGTGGTTGGTTAACGTCAGATAATTTTCAAATTCAGTCTGTAAGAGATTCTGGAGATTCTAATATCAATAATAATCAAATAAAATATGTGTATATTGAGAACGGTGGAAGTGGTATTTATACGGCAGGTACTTACGATATTAAAGGTGATGGATCAGGAGCAAAAGTAAACATAGAAGTTAATACATCTGGAACTATTATTAAAACAACAGTTGTTTCTGGTGGTAGTGGATATACATTTGGAATTGTTGATTTTGGACATGGAGCAACAGACACTATTTCAAATCCAGCAAAATTAATTCCAATAATACCCCCATCAAGAGGTCATGGATATAACATATATGAGGAATTGGGTTCGGATAAAGTTCTTGCATATTCTAGATTTGATGATTCTACAAGAGATTTTCCGACAGATACTAAATTTGCTCAGGTAGGAATTATAAAAAATCCAGAAAAATATAATTCTACGTCTCTTTATAATGCGAGTGATTATTCATCATTAGGAGCAATTAAATTAACATCAGATTTTAGTGATAGTCCAACTATTGGAGGTAAAATTGAGCAGTCTACTTCAATTGGCACTGCAAGAGGATATATAGCATCATATGATACTGAGACTAATGTATTGAAATATTATCAAGATAGATCTTTAAACTTTGGCAATACTTTAGATCAAACTGACAGAAATGATGTTACTAATAAAGCAAATGTTGTAAGTTTTGCCTCAACAACAAATACAATTTCTGATGGAACTTTTACAGCAGCAGTTGATACAAATTTTACTGGAATTACAACTACAATTGGATCTAAAGTAATTAATTTGGGAGTAACTTTCACAGGAGGGGTTGCTGATCCTGAGATAAATAAAAACACGGGAGATGTTATTTACATTGACAATCGTTCTCTTGTTGTAAGAGACTCTAGGCAAAAAGAAGACATCAAAATTATTCTGGAATTCTAAAGAAAAATGTCGCAAAAAACAAATTTAAACATTAATCCATATTATGATGATTTTGATGCATCGAAAAATTTTTTAAAAGTATTATTTAAACCGGGATATCCTGTTCAGAGTAGAGAACTAACAACTTTACAATCTATACTTCAAAATCAGGTAGAAGATTTTGCGGATCATATTTTTAAAGAAGGATCGATTGTTGTTCCTGGAAATATTGGATACGACGGACAATTCTACTCCGTTAAAGTGAATACGACTCAATTTGGAGTTGATTTATCAGTATACATTAAGAATTTTGTTGGAAAAACTATATCTGGGCAAGTTTCTGGAATTACTGCCAAAATTCAAAAGGTAGTTTTTCCGTCAGAAAGTAATGAAGTAGATAATATAACTCTATATGTAAAATATTTAAAATCGGATGAAAATTTTGAATTTTCGCAGTTTATTGATGGAGAATTATTATCAGCAAATGAAAATGTTGTTTATGGAAATACGACTATAAGTGCAGGATCACCTTTTGCGTCTTCAATTAGTTCAGATTCAACCGACATTGGATCTTCGTCGTCAATTGGAGAAGGAATATTTTTTATAAGGGGTTATTTTGTAAAAGTTTCAAAGCAGACAATTATTTTAGATTATTATACAAATACTCCATCGTATAGAGTTGGATTAAAAATTGATGAGTCTATTATTAATGCAAAAGAAGATGAATCTTTATTTGATAATGCAAAAGGATTTACAAATTATGCATCACCAGGATCTGATAGATTAAAAATATCTTTATCACTTACAAAAAGACCTCTAACAGATTCAAATGATACTGATTTTGTAGAGTTGCTTAGAGTAAAAAATGGAAAAGTTAAAAAAATTACAACCAAAACTGAGTATAATAGAATTCGTGATTATCTTGCGGAGAGAACTTTTGACGAATCTGGCAACTATACCATAAATCAATTCGATTTACATGTAGAAGAATCTTTAAATGATAGATTAGGCAGTGATGGAACTTTTTTCAATAATGAAACAACAGATCAAGGAAATATTCCATCAGAAAGTTTAGCAGTACTAAAAATATCACCTGGAAAGGCATATGTTCAAGGTTACGATATTGAAAAAGTATCTACTTCTATTGTAGATGTAGATAAACCTAGAGATACTGCAGACATTAAGAATACTACAGTCCCATTTGAAATGGGAAATATACTGAGAGTTAATAATGTAACTGGAGTAGCAAAGGTAAGAAAAACAATCGCTCTTTATGCACAATTTGGATGTTTGGGGACTCAAATTGGAGAAGCAAGAGTATATTCATTTAGTTTAACTGATGCGGCATATTCTAATGCAGCAACTAGTTGGGATTTGAGATTGTATGATATTCAGACATATACTAGATTAACATTAAATCAATCTGTTTCTTCAGATGAAATAAAACAATCATTCTTTGTTAAAGGAAATAGTACTGGATCAACAGGATTTGCTACAGCAGATGGGTCATCAAATCAAATATTTTTAAGACAAACTTCTGGAACTTTTGCAAAAGGTGAAAGTTTAATTATTAATGGAATACAATCTTCAAGATCTATAACTGAAGTTCATGCATATAATACTCAAAACATTAAGTCAGTAAAACAAACATCACCTTTTGGGCCCAGTTGGGGGACTAGCAATTTTCGAGCGGATTCAATTTTAGATAAATTTAATTTTCCAGGATCAGTATCTGAATTAACAATTACTGCAACTGGGGGAGGTATCTCTACAGTAACTTCTCCAGGTAGAACTTTTGTTGGTATTAGAACTGATACTGTGATCAGATATCAACAATCTGGTTCTTCATTAGAGTATTTTAATAGAATATCTAGTATTGCAACCGATGCATTATCATTTCAAATTTCTGCACTATCAAGTGTTGCTGGAGTATTTAATGGAACACTTCCAACATCAAATATTCAAGTTGATGGATTTTTAGGAGCACCAATAGTAAGAGGATCTGGAACATTATTTGCACCCTTAGTAGAACCGAATGCCTCTAGTATTGATCTTTCTAATTCTCAATTATTCATTACTGAACAGTTAATTGGAAAAGATGTTGATAATTCTGACAATACTATAACTATCAATACTAGTGATATTAGTGGTATTAGCGATGTATCTTGGGTTAATTTTGATCAAGAGAGATTTGGTATTGGATATAGTGGAGGAGGTATAGGAACGATTACTTCGGATGCATTCAGTATTAGTGGAAATACAGTAACTATTAGAGGTTTAGACAGCACTCTTTCAAATAGTGATACTGTTGTTAATGTAACAGCAGTGAAAAATAATATTCAAAGTAAAACTAAAACTTACAGTAGAAGTAGAATTTTATCTGTAAATGGGTCAAAATTAAAAGAGTCTGGAAATAATGCCGTAACCTCTAAAAATGATGGGTTAACATATAATCAATATTATGGTCTGAGAATTCAGGACGAAGAAATATCATTAAATTATCCCGATGTGGTGAAGGTTCTTTCAATTTATGAATCTCTAAATGAATCCAATCCGACTTTAGATATAGTTGATTTTCCAGTCATATCAAATGTTGGAGCAAATGCATTAATTGGTGAAAATATTATAGGGACTAAAAGTAATACTGTAGCCAGAATTGTTACTAATAACACTACATCTCCTTCGTCAGGAAGTACAAATAAATTGGGAGTTATTTATTTAAACGAAAACAAATTTTCCGTAGGTGAATCTGTAGTATTTGAGGAATCAAAAATTAATTCTCAAATTGATTCTATAACAAAGGGCAATTATAATGATATAACTGGATCATATGTATTAAACAGAGGACAGAAAAATCAATATTACGATTATTCAAGAATTGAGAGAAGAAAAAATATTCATGAACCATCTCGTCGTTTATTAATAGTTTTTGATCACTATACAGTTCCAACAGATGATTCTGGAGATGTATTTACCGTCGATAGTTATGATGCAGAAAGATTTTCTAAAGATATTCCAAATATTGGAGGATCCATTAGAGCAACAGATACTTTAGACTTTAGACCTAGAGTGGCAATATTTAATCCTGCAGTAACAACTGATAAATCACCATATGATTTTAATGCTAGAACTTCGGCATTTAATACTTCTCCATTAAGATTATTAGCACCAAAAGAGAATGCAATAGTCAGTCAAAGTTTTTATCTTCCAAGAATGGACAAAGTTTATTTGGATATTCTTGGCAATTTTGTTGTTGAAAAAGGAATTTCCTCAAAAAATCCAAAACCACCTAGCAAGAGAGGGGATTTCATAGAACTTGCAACAATTGCATATCCTGCGTATCTTTATAATACATCTAATGCTGGTATTGTCTTAACTGACAATAGAAGATACACGATGAGAGACATTGGTATTATTGAAGATAGAGTTGAAAATTTAGAAAGAGTAACAACATTATCTCTTCTAGAAATAAATGCAAACACTTTGAGAATTCAAGATACTGAAGGTAGAGATAGATTTAAAAGTGGTTTCTTTGTTGACTCATTTTCCGACAATTCTAAGTTTGATACCTTTCTTTCAACAACTTTGGTTGATCAATCTACTAGAACTTTAAATCCAAACATTAGTAGAAATTCATTAGATTCACTAGTAGCAACTTTAGATGACTTGTCACCACAAGAACTAGATTTAAATGATGAAAATTTAATTTTATTAGACTCTTCTATTCAAAAAACTGGTCGAGCATTAACTCTTGCATATAACGAAATTGATTGGCTAGAACAACCATTTGCAACTAAAGTAGAAAATGTAAACCCTTTCAATATTGTCATTTATGATGGAGTGGTTAAATTACAACCAGAGGTTGATAGTTGGACTAGAACAGTTCAATTGCAGGATGTGAATGTAAATAATAGTTTTACACAAGAAGTCAATCTTGTCAATAATCTAAATCTTACTCAAAATAGATCTTTCAATGTTCCATTAGCTCCAAGATTTAGAGGTGGTGGTGGTGGAGTAGCTAATGCACTTAGAAACTTTGCTGGGGCACTTGGTGGCACTACAAGTGCTAGTAGCACTGCAAGTGATAGTTTTGATACTGTAGATACATTTATTCGCAATCAGGTAGTTGGCACACCTGATGAAGAATTTATGAGGTCTAGAAATGTTGAGTTCAATGCTTCTAATCTCAAACCAAACACCAGATTTTATCAATTTCTGGATGGTAATAGTGCTGTTGATTTGGTTCCTAAACTAATTGAAATTTCTGATAATCAAGGACTTACTGGAAATGGTTCTTCCGGTGCATTTAGGATTGGAGAAACTGTAATTGGAACTGTTAATGGTCAAGAACGAATAAGATTTAGAGTTTGTAATCCGAATCATAAATTAGGACCTTTTAATTCACCAACATCAATTTACAATCAGAATCCGTATAATCCAAATAATCCTACCATATCCAACAATTACAATTCAACATCAAAAATTCTTAATGTAGATACCGCAGCACTTGCACAAAATTCTCAAGGGGACTTTTTTGGATATCTTGAAAGTGGAATGCAGTTGGTGGGACAAACTAGCCAAGCAATTGCATTTGTAAAAGATATTAGATTAATATCAGATAATTATGGAGATCTTATTGGATCTTTTTTCTTAAGAGATCCAAATGCAACACCAAGACCTTCAACAAGAATATCCACAGGAACAAAAACTTATAAACTTACATCAAGTTCTACAAATACCCCTGGATTGCCTGGAAGTAATTCCGTTTCTTTTG